AGATTTTAGATAAAAGATTTGTTGATGAATTATACCATGACTTATTAAAGAGCCCTTGGTATGCTGACAATATAGCCGACAGATATACTTTTCCATATGGAGAAAAAGGAACTCATCTATTAATGGGTAACGATATATATTTAAGAGAAAATAATTACACGGCTAAGACCACGTCCCTTACTCCTAAGTTTATTAATTTGTTTGAACATTTATGTAAGTCTTTTAATGTTGATCTTTATCTAAAACAAATATCTGCTAACTTACAATTCTATGGATCTGATGGCACGTTTCATTGTGATGGCAATTCTAACCATCAAGTATTTATACTTATGTTATGTAATGAAGAGCTGCCTAAAAACCCTGGAGGTCAGTTTATAAACAAGACTCAAAATAAAAAAATTTCTTTTAAACATGGTCGAGTCTTTACGTTTAATGCTGCAGAAATACATAGAGCTAATGCATTTAATAAACCATACATTCCTAGAATATCGGTAAAGTTTTGTGGTGAAATAGTAAGATGAAATTAAAACAAACCAAGTTAATAGATCGTAAGATAGTTAAACCTGTAAGATTTTATCAAGGGATTTACGATAAGCTAGATACTAAATACTTTATTAATCAAATAAACAATAACCTTTCTACTACCTTAAAAGGTAAAACTAACGTCAAGGGTGATATGACAGAATTTAGTTTCTTTAAGAAAGATCCAAAATTTCAAGAACTTTTAACGGCTACCTTTAATGAAAAAAATATAAACATACCTAAATGCAACGTAGAAGATGCGTGGGGTATTAAGATGAAAAAAGGAGACAGTACTTCTTTTCATGTGCACAATGTAGATTACTCAGGTATTATCTATTTGACCGATTCTACAACACCTATAGAATTTCCTGATATTAAACTAAAGATATTACCTAAAAAGAATATGCTGTTGTTTTTTTCTGGTCTCTTGGAACACGGAACAGGGACATTAAAACAAGGTACTAAATATGCTATGCCTTTTAATCTTAATGTGATAGGATGGATATTGAATGGTTGAAAGATATAAGTTTGATGTACCTGGTGCAGACATAAGAAGTTTAATTCCTTTAATAGGAACACATGGTAAAAATCTAATAGGGTGTGAGCTCGGTACATTCAAAGCTCAAAGTATGTTAGCTGTACTACAAGCTTTACCTAATGTAAAATTAATGTATGGTGTTGATGCATTCCAACCTTATGAAGACCACATAGCTACCGACTATTATTCTAGAGATCAAAAAGAAATGGAAATTGTAAAATTTTTAGCTTATCATAATATTAAATACTCAGGGGTAGAAGACAGAGTTAAAATGTTAGAAATGACAACTAACAAAGCTTTGTCTAAAATAAAAAACAATGAATTAGATTTTATATTTATTGACAGTTATCTTAGTTATGAACAAGCTTATAAAGAAATAACTGATTGGTATTGTAAAGTTAAAAAAGGTGGTATCTATGCAGGACATGATGCTAGAAATCCTACAATCATGGAAGCATTACATAACTTTTTAAAAGACAATAAAATAAAAAATAATGTTGTGGTGTGGGATGATACGTGGGTGTTTATAAAGTAAATACTTTATAGTCTTGGTAATAATAATTTTTAACAAGGTCTTTTTGTTTATTAGATAGTTCTATCTTGTCATAAAAATCATACTCAACTTTGTCATATTTTATATCAGTATTTTTAAATTTAATATCAAAGTTAACTTTCATCCATTTAAAAAAATTGTTTTGTAAACCTTTTTCGTAGGCCCATATTTTTGTGTCATGAGATACAAATTTGCATTGTGGCACAAACCAATTACTTTTTGTTTTTGTAATTCTATAATTTATAAACTCATCTAAACTTTGTTGGCTGTTAAATATGTTATCTAAGTTTTGTTCAGTAGGTTTTGTACAAGATAACATAGATATAAACCTGTCTACTGGATCACGGACCACGGAAAACTTAGTCATAGTTTCATGATTATATAAAAGCCCATAATATGGATATTCTAAATGAGGAACTTCAATTAATTTTTTTAAAGGGTCATCATAGTAATTAATAAATTGATGAAATTCACAATTAAATTTGTTTTTTATAAACAAATGACTTATAAAACGACCACCAGTTCTTGGAATGTGAATATAAAAGAGATTTTTATTTACTAACACGTATAAGAAAATAGTAGATTTTAGCTATAATAGCAATATAATAGGTTTTATGTTACAAAAATTAGGGTTTTTACCAGGTTTTAATAAACAAGTCACATCCACCGGCGCTGAATCTCAGTGGACAGGTGGTTCAAATGTACGTTTTAGATACGGCACTCCAGAAAAAATAGGTGGTTGGTCTCAATTAGGAGACAGTAAATTGACTGGTGCTGCCAGAGGTTTACATCACATGGTTAACAAAGAAGGTATTAAATATGCTGTTATAGGAACTAATAGAATTTTATATGTGTACTCTGGAGGTGTTTATTATGACATACACCCTTTGGTTAATCCATCAGGTACAGCTCTTACAAATGCATTTAGCACGACTAACGGACAACCAACTGTAACTATTACTTTTAGTGGTGCACATAATTTTAAAGTTGGTGACATTATATTATTTGGTGATGCATCTACATTCACTGCCATTACAGGTTCTAATTTTTCTTCTGCAACTTTTTGCGATAAAAAATTTATGGTTACTGCTGTACCTTCAACTTTAACTTTACAGATAACTGTTGATTCTAACGAAACTGGAACAGGAGCAACTACTTCTGGGGGTATAACTTTTTTTCAATACTATCACGTAGGGCCAGCTGAACAGGTTGGAGTTTTTGGTTATGGTATATCTCAATGGGGTGGCACAGTCACTAACCCACAAACTACTACTTTAAATGGTGGATTAAACAATGATGCTTTTGGAACAGGCGGATCAGGAACTACAATCAATGTGGCTAGCACAACTGGTTTTCCAAGCACGGGTACAAATTTTATACAAGTAGGAACAGAGGAAATATCTTACACAGGACTGACATCTACTAGTTTTACTGGAATTACGAGAGCGGTTAGAGGTACAACTAGAGCTGCGCACAGCACTGGAGCCACAGTAACTAATTTTAGTGCTTACTCAGCCTGGGGCCAAGCAGCATCGACCACGGATAAAGTTGCAGAGCCTGGTATGTGGGCTCTAGATAATTTAGGTAGCACACTAATAGCATTAATATTTAACGGTGAGTGTTTTGAATGGAATGCAGATTTAGCTAACGCAACAGCTACACGTGCAACTATTATATCTGGTGCACCAACTGCATCTAGAGATATGTTGGTGTCTACACCTGATCGTCACTTAGTATTTTTTGGAACAGAAACTACTATTGGTGATAAAACATCTCAAGACGACATGTTTATAAGATTTTCATCTCAAGAAAACATAAATGATTATACACCTACAGCTGAAAATAGTGCTGGTACACAAAGACTGGCCGACGGATCACGGATCATGGGAGTGGAACTTGGTAGGAATGCACTTTATGTTTGGTCAGATACAGCTTTATTTACCATGCGTTTTGTTGGAACTCCATTTACATTTGCATTTGAACAGGTGGGTACTAACTGTGGATTAATAGGTATGAATGCAGCTGTTGAAGTTGACGGTGCTGCGTACTGGATGTCTGATAATGGTTTCTTTAGATACACTGGTAAACTAGAATCAATGGACTGTTTAGTTGAAGATTATGTTTATGACAATTTAAATACCACATCTAATCAAATGGTGTATGCAGGAATTAATAACTTGTTTGGTGAAGTCACATGGTTTTATCCTGAATCTGGATCAAATGTAAACACACAATCAGTTACATACAGTTATCTAGATTCAACTGCTAAACGACCTATATGGTTTGTAAACGCAAGTTCTTTATTTATTAGAACTTCATGGCAAGATTCTTCAGTATTTGGATTACCTCATGCAACTCAATACGATGCATCAACAAATACATCTTTTGATGTAGAAGGAAACACAGAAGGAATTTCATATTACTATGAACATGAAACAGGAGTTAATCAAGTAAGACTGGGAGTAACTACAGCCATACCGGCTAGTATTACTTCTGGAGATTATGACATTACACAAAAAGTAATTAGAGGAGCTGCAACTAACATGGCTGATCTTAGAGGTGACGGAGAAAATATTATGAGAGTTAGTAGAATTGTTCCTGATTTTATATCTCAAACAGGAAATACTATTGTTAAATTAGATTTAAGAAACTATCCAAATGACACTGCAGCTAGTTCATCATTAGGTCCTTTTACTATTACATCTGGGACTAGTAAAGTTGACACGAGAGCTAGAGGTAGAGCTATAGCTCTGACCATATCTAATACAGCTGTAGATGCTAGTTGGAAACTAGGAACATTTAGATTAGATATACATGCCGGAGGAAGAAGATAGTGGCAAAAATTGTACAAACTTTAACAAGAGCAAGCTCAGAATATGAAGAAGACGTAGCACAGTCTTTAGTAAGAGATTTAGATGCTGTGTTAGAAAAATTAAACACAACGTTTCAAGAAGAATTAAAACAGGAGATAGAAGCTAGAAGTTTCTTTTTAGATTAATGGCAGTAGTAAACCAATATAAA